CACCGACGCCGAACTGATCCGCGCCGCCCTAGCCGCGTTCGGCGACCACACGCGCATGTGTGCCGCCGCCCTCACGATCCGCAACAAGTCGGGCGTGACCGTGCCGCTCCACCTCACCGGGCCGCAACAGCGCATGGTGGAGCTCGTTCGCCAGCAGCGGCGGCGCAACCGCCCGGTGCGTATCGTGGCGCTGAAGCCGCGCCAGGTGCACATGTCCGTCGTCGTTTCGTCGCTCATCTGGCGCGAGGTTGCCTTCCTCCCCGGCCAGCACGCCATGGTGTTCGGCGATCTGTACAAGACCTCGGCCAACCTGTGGGACTACTACCGGCAGTTCGCCACCAGCTACCGGCCTTACGTCGGGATCCGGCAACTGGAGATCACGGGCGAGCAGAAGGGCAAGCGCCTCGACTGGGAGAAAGATTCCTGGGTGATTTGCGGTTCGGCGGAGTCGACGACGTCGGGCCGATCGTACTCGATTCGCCACCTGCACCTGTCCGAGTACGCCTTCTACGGCCACGCCAGCGAGCTGATGACCGGCCTCATGCAGTCCGTCCCCGACGATCCGGGGACCACGGTGATCGTTGAGAGCACCGCCAACGGCCTCGGCGGGGCGTTCTACGATCTATGGCAGCTCGCCAACGATCCCCAGCGCTGCGGCGATTGGGTTCCGCTGTTCGTGAGCTGGATGGAGCATCCGGAATACGCGACCGCGCTGGTCGACCGGCGCGACGTGTTCATGGATTCGCTCGACGACGAGGAGCGCCACCTCCACCAGCGGATGGGCGCCACCCCCGAGCAGCTATTCTGGCGGCGCAACAAGATCGCGACGGCCTGCGAGGGCAGCGTCGAGCGATTCCACCAGGAGTACCCGACCACCCCCGAGGAGGCGTTCCTCGTCTCCGGTCGTCCGGTGTTCTCCGGCGCCGACCTGGCGCGAATGCCAATCGACCGGGCCCCCATCCTGGGGCGGCTGGCGCTCACGCAGGACTACCCCGCGCGGCGCATCGTGTTCGAGGCCGACCCCAAAGGCGAACTCACCGTGTTCCGCCGGCCGGAGAAGGGGCGGCAGTACACCATCGGGATCGACACGGCGCGAGGGATCGACCGCGGCACCGGCGGGGCGGGGAAGAGCGATCCGGACTACTGCGTGGCGCAGGTGCTCGACGTCAACACCGGGGAGCAGGTAGCAAGTCTGCGGGGCCGGTTCAGCCCGGCGCACTGGGCCGAACAGGTCTACGTCCTCGGCTACTGGTACAACATCGGCTACCTCGTGCCCGAGGCGAACGAGAACGGACTCGCGGTCATCGAGCACCTGTTGCGCCTCGAATACCCCATGCCGGCGATCTTCCGGAGGAGCCCGTTGCCCGACGATCGCGGTCCGGTAAACCTGCACGAGCTGGGATGGTGGACGGACACGAGGACGCGGCCGCAACTGGTGAACGCGCTCGACCGGGCGATTCGCGAGCAAGCCATCCTGATCCGCAAGGCGAACACGCTGCAGGAGTGCCTGACGTTCATTCGGAAACCAACGGGCAAGCCAGAAGGGCAGGAAGGCTGCCATGACGACGAGGTGATGGCGCTGGCGCTCGCGGTGGTGGGGTTGCAGTTCGCGCCTCGGGTATCGCCGACGACGCCGGGCGGGCAGAAGGCTGTGCCGGCGGTGGTGCAGTATGCGAGGCCGCGGCGGTTGCGGCCGGGAAATTTTGACGAGGACGACGACTGATGCAAATGCAAATCTCCCAGGCGGAACTGACGCGCCTCGGCCACCACGTAGAGGAGTGCTGGCGAGCCGCCCGCGCCGATCACCAGACACGCATGGCGCGGTTTCGCCGGTATTATCGGCGATTCCGGAACCTCGTCGACTCCAACAGCGCGAAGGACAGCGACCGCACGAACTTCGAAGTTCCGCTCCTGCAGTGGCACGTGTTTTCGAAGTGGGCCGACCTGATGAACTCGTGGCTGGGCCCCGGCGCCGACGTGGCGGCCGAGCCAACCGCGCCGTATGACCAGAAGATTGTGGCCCGCATCGGCCGCATGATGAAGTGGCGCGTGTTCACCTACATGCGGATGGTCACTCCGGCCGCCATCGCCACCTTCCGCGCGGTGATCTTCGGGCGCACCCACGTCTACATGCCGTGGGAACAGGAGGTGGACCGACAAGGGCGGATCCACTACGACGGCCCCCGCTATATCCCCCTGTGGCCGGATGACTTCATCGTCCCCGCCGAGGACGTCGAGGACCTCCACGGGTTTTCCTGGGTGATCCACAAAGAGCGCCTCACGCCCCAGCAGCTTCTCGACGGCGAGCGGGCAGGGAAGTACGCCGGCATCGCCGCGGACTACCAGGCGATCATTCACCACTCGCACATCGGCGACTACGCGCACGCCGAAGACGAGCTCTCCGAAAGCCGCGAGCAGGCGGAGGGCGTGACGAACGACAGCGTCGGCACGGCGCGGACGTTGACGGTGCTGCACTGGTACGGCCGCCGCAGGCTGCCCCTCGGCGATGGCGACGTCGACGACGATTCTGTCGAAGGCCGCGATCTCGATGAGAGCGAAATCCTCGTCCACTACTGCCTGGAACTCAACCGCGTCATCGGCGTGCAGGACCTGGACGCGCTGTACCCGAAAGCGCAGAAGAAGCGCCCGTTCGGGGAGATCGCGCTGAACCGGGAGGGGTCGTACTGGACGATGGGCTACGGGCAGTTGCTGGAGATGATGGGCAACGAACTGACCATCAACCACCAGCTCTTCACCGACGCCGGCGAGATGGGCGTCAACCCGGTGGTATTTGCTTCGCCCATGGCCGGGCTCGACACCAAGACGCTGCGGATGGAGCCGGGGACGGTGATCTTCACGGAGCATCCGGACAAGGTGCGGGAGTTGCGCATCTCGGGCGACCTCCAGTACTGCCTGGCAAAAGAGAACTCGATCCTGGCCATCGCCGAGCGCGTCACCGGGCAAAGCGAGCAGAGCCTAGGCCGGTCGAGCGACCGCCCGAACGCGCCGCGCACGGCCAGCGGTCAGGTACTCATGGCCGAGTTCGGGAACCTGCGGGGGTCGCTCGACAACATGTTCTTCAAACAGGACCTGGAGGCGCATCTCCGTCACCTGTGGACGCTCGAGCAGCAGTTCGCGCCCGAAGGCCTGTTCTTCCGCGTCACTGAGGAGGATCTTCCCGGGACAGAAGTGCGCAACGGTTTCGGCCAGATGCAGCCTGACGACTACGCGCACGAGTTCGACTTCACTTTGAAGTTCGCGCCGTCACCGTGGGCGAAGGAAGCGCTGGCGCAGCGGCAACTCCAGCTTTACCAGATCGACCTGGCCAACCCGCTGATCATCCAAAATCCCCGGGCGCTGTGGACGATCACGAACAAGCTACATGCCGCTCTGGGCGACGACAACTTTTCCGAGATCATCCCGGTGCCGCCGGATATGGGCGTTCCGCTCGACCCCAAGACCGAGTGGACGATGATCCTGCAGGGCGATCTACCGGAAGTCAACCCGATGGACAACGACGAGCTCCACCTCGCCGACCACGCCCGGCGGCTCCAGATGGCGCAGAACGCGCCGCCGGAGGCCGTCTCCGCGCTCCAGGCGCACATGGAGCAGCACATCATCCAGCGCCAACAGAAGGCGCTGATGCAGCAGATGGTAACGTCGCTCGCGGACACGCTGGCGACGGTAGTTCCGCCGCAGCCGGAGCAACCCGCGCAGCCGGCGGGGAAGCCAGGGGTAGCGGCGCGGGCAAACGCGATCGCGGAAGGAGTACGGAATGGAACGGCCTGACGCGCTGGACATCGAAGAGATCCGGCAGATGACGGAGAGCCGGGCGTGGGCGCTAGTGCGGCAACGCATCGATTCGATCGCGGCAGCGAAGGTGGCAGAACTGCGAAGCCCGTCGCTCGACCACGCTGCGACCCAAGAGGTACGCGGGTTCCTCGCGGGGATCGACCGAGTTCTCGGAGTGCCCGATCAGCTTCGCGAGGAGTGGCGGCAACGGACGAAGGGCGACAAGCGGTGACCGCCCGTGTCGTCATCGGGGAGCGCTGCCATTACTGTTCGAAGTGGCGGGCGCCGCGCGAGATTCAGGAACTCGGAACGGGCGGAGCGAAGATCTGCATGCACTGTCTGGAATGGCACTTCAAGGCGATCCGGATTCTCGCCGGCAACCCTCCGGACGGATGCCAGAAATGCGGCCTGAAATTCCAGGACCTGAAAGAGTGCGATGCGCTTGGCAATCTCCGTATGTACCTCGTGGTGAAGGACGGCATTTACCAGGTGCTCTGCGAGCCCTGCAACGCGATCTACGAACGAAAGCGAGCCGACCTCTTCCGCGAAACCGAGTACGGCAAACGAAAGGGAATCTGATGGCGAAATCTCAGGAGATGGTGTTCGACGACTTCGACACCCCTGGCCAGTCCGGACTGGAAATGGAGCCCGGCGAAGCCGCGGCGAAAGTTTCCGACGGCGCGGCGGCTCCGGCGAAAACGACAGAATCGGCGGCTACCCCCGGAAAACCGGACAAGGCGGAAGCGAAGGAAGCGGATGCGCTCCGGC